CTATAGATTTACAACAGACGCCAGCCCCTCCCCCGTCCCCTCTAGCACACCCCAGCCCTCATGTCAACAAAAGATTGCACAAGAGTTGGCATGATTCCTGCATGAGTCTTAGATAGCACACAATAGTCCTCGTGTCAACACTTGACAACAAGAGAAAAACCTGAGTGACTCTAGGGCGCAACCATAGATGACACGAGATGTCAAGAGAAAAAAAGAGTTGACAAGAGTGGACAAGTGTGGGCCAGAGTAGGAGCCTCTAGCACACCCCAGCACACCCCAGTAACCACAGTCCAATTGATTCTACCTATCAAGACCTGTGATTCGATAGGAACAAATGTTGTTGACAGTGTGCATTCTATGGGTCACAATGGCTTCACATTAACAACAAGGGGCGCAGCCATGGACTACATACAACAAGCACAACAAGAGACGGAACTGGCACGAGAAGGGTGGAATACCTACGAGATATGGGTAGACTGCTGGATTGATGGGAACAAGACGGGCGATGTTAGATATGTACTGGCACACAAAGACGACATAAAGAAATATCCACACTTCAGAGAAATTGAGACAGTCAACGACGCACCGTATAGGGAAGTATTCGCACGCGACGGTAGGATTCACAAGGTACGGGCGTAACATCTAGTGCATCATAGGAGCCTATTGACACCAGTAGGCTCCAGTGATTACACTAAGATAACAACGACGGAGAACGACATGACCTGTTTGGAATGGAAAGAACACAACGTGCACTATGTGCTACTTAATGACAATGGCGATATATACGCTGAGGTTACATTGCCCAATACCTACACGCTAGAGGCACGTGAGGCTATCATGGGCACAATGGCTGCAAGCACCTATACCAAGTGGTCAGAAGCCACAGAATACGATTACGCATCATAGGAGAACGACAAAATGAAATTACGACAATACGGATCAAACCAAACTGAACTCAGCCTGACGTGTGGTGCTGTGGTATTCTTCAGCTATGAAACACCAGTGGCTGCACTACTGCCCTCTGGTCGATACATTCGCACTGAAAAGAAATGGTCGGTGACTACCAGCAAGCACATCAACAAGTGGCTGACGGGTGTTACTTCACCAGTGGAACAAGTGCCACAAAAAGAACTGCACAGATTAGTGGGGGACGTATAGACATGTCAGAGGAATATAAATCAGCATTGCAACGCTTAAACAAGGCAAACACAATCGAAGAACTAGCACGCCTAGAACGTAGTTTTGAACGCATCTATAACGCTGGGTTTTTCACTGTCAGTGAGTACGGCAAACTTGATTTGAAACTAATTCATAAGCAATTCGACATACATGCAATGGAGGCATAACAACATGAGTTTTATATACAAAATTTACTTGAACGGCAACGAGCAACTGCTAACCTATAGCCAAGAGAAATACAAAGCAGAGCTAAAGCGCCTAGCTAAGGTTCACGGCATACCAAACAAAAATGGTAGCGCCTTGCAGACTAACACCAACACTAGCAGCTATTACTTTGGAGCATAACAGCATGAGGACAGCAAAACAGAAACGACAGCGCAGGAGACGCAATCAGATCATCGACGGCATCGTGTCGGGATCAGCTATGGCAGTGCCAGTGATGTTCATGTGGCTAGGGCTGGTGTATATGTTCATTATTGAGTTGAGTAAATAGGAGACTGTAGACATGAGCGAAGAACTAGAGCAAGAGACATCGCAGGATCTACCATTCTGGAAGGGATGCCTTTGGTGGATCTGGGGATTCACAATAGGATTAATTATAGGAGCATAGGAACATGAGCGCACCAGATGGTGTGTGCCTACACCAGATTGTAGGCGAACTAGAGAAGATCAAAAAAAGCATGGTGACGGATTCGAGGGAGGCGCGAGACGAAGTGGAATGGCAAATATTGCAAAACCATATTGACAGGGTCGAAGAACTGATAGAGAATATCAACAACGCATAACAACAGGAGCATAAGACAATGGATTTATTCGAGCAATTAGGTGTGAGCATTGGTGGCAGGAGTGTAGCGGATCACATGGACTCGCTACGCGCCACCAGTGACACGAGAGCAATCGAGGCGCTGCACGAGCCGGACGATAGCGTGCCGGTAGAGTACGTAGTAAATGTAGAAATGGTCGTGTCTGCTACGTCAGAGGACGAAGCGAAGCAATATGCACACGACATACTTGACACAGCAGAGCAAGAACTGGCAGACTTGATAGACACAGATATAACAGGAGCATTCGAGGCATGAACATATTCTATCTGGACAAGTGCCCAACACGGGCAGCGCAGCAGCAGTGCGACAAGCACGTGGTAAAAATGATCCTAGAGAGCGCACAAATGCTCTCTACGGCTCACCACGAGTTCAACAGCGAGCGTGCAGTGTACAAAACAACACACAAGAACCATCCCAGCACTGTATGGACTAGAGAGTGCACCAGTAACTATCGTTGGCTCTATGACCATATGATGGCCCTAGGCGACGAATACACACGACGCTATCACAAGACACACCTAACCATCCAAAAGTGCCGTGACGCGCTCAGAGAGCCGCCAGAGGGTATGCCGTGGAATGTACACCACACACAACCGCCCCAGTGTATGCCCGACGAATACAAGCGCGATTGTTCTATAGCAGCCTATCGCTTGTACTACGCCAGCAAAGCTGATATAATCGACATGCGCTGGACTAACGCCAGCAGACACTTTTTCAATCAACAGGAGGTAGCAGCGTGAGTGATTCATACAGCTATGATGTAGACGTGACAGATCCCGACGAACTAGACCCTATTGACCGCATGATACGCGACTTGGTGGACTACAAACTAAACTCCTGTAGTGTGCACGAAATGCTGGCAATGGCAGCGGATCACATGACACAAGACCTAGAGAACCGACCACTGTCAGAAGTGCAGGCAATACACAACGATTTATTTTCACGAGAGGAACTACACTAATGCGATGCAAGGCATGTAATATAATTCTAGAGAATCACGAGTTGTCCAGAAAAGACAAGATCACTGGGGAATTCCTCGACTTGTGCAGCACTTGTGCACAATACAGCAACGATGCACTATACCGTCCAGACGAGGCTGATGACTTCAATAGTGAATATTTTATACAGGAGGAGCTTGCATTATAGGAAAACTGTGGTATACTACTATGGTAATGAACGATAAATTCATTACAACTAACTGTTCAATCGCTAACTATAGGAGAACGATAAATGGCGGTAATTGAAGGTAAAGCACAATTCATCAACGTTAAAGAGACTGAGGTCTACGAAGGTAAAGACACCGGACGATATACTGTGACTCTGACACTGAATGATGACACAAGTAACGAACTGTCCAGCAAGGGTGTTCGACTGAAGTCCTACGGCGAGGGTGACGATGCTATCATGCAACGAAAGTTCGCCAGCAAGTACCCAGTGCGTGTGATAGACGCAGAAGGTGAGACGTTTGGTGGTGACATTCCAGCAGGCTCTACGGTGCGTATCTCGTACAAGTACGGTGACGAGCATCCTGTGTACGGTGTGCCTGTATACATGGACGGTATTCGTGTGTTAGAGATGGGTGCGGCTGGTGTTGACTCAGCACTCTAAGTTCATGGGTCACGAGTCGTGCGATCAGTGCGGCTCATCTGACGCTAAGGCAGTCTACAGCGACGGTGGGAGCTATTGCTTCTCCTGCCACGCTGTAGGCAAGCCCAACGGCAAAACCACGGTAGAACCTACACCACTGCGGAGGAAGCTAGAGTTGACAGGAGTCATTGCAGATATTCCTGATAGACGTATCAGCCAGAACACGTGCAAGAAGTACGGTGTGACAGTTGAGTATGACTCTCAGGGTAAAATATCCAAGCACATCTACCCATACTACGCCTGCGACACCGACGAGGTCAAGGGCACCAAGGTACGCCTAGTGAAAAACAAAGACTTCTTTGTCACTGGTAGCACTGAGGGTGTCGGCTTGTTCGGTCAGCAGGTGTGTAAGGGTCGCGGTAAGTACCTGACGATCACTGAAGGTGAACTGGACTGCCTGTCTGTGTCTGAGATGGTGGGCAATAACTATGATGTCGTGTCGTTGCGTTCTGGTGCATCTGCGGCTGCTAAGGAAATCAAAGAGCAGCTAGAGTGGCTAGAGGGCTACGACAACATCGTGGTGTGCTTCGACAACGACAAGGCCGGTAAGCAAGCTGTAGAGGATGTCAAGGACTTATTCAGCCCTAACAAGCTGAAGATCGTCAAGCTGCCTATGAAGGACGCTAGTGACATGCTACAGGCTAACAAGATCAAGGACTTCACCAGTTCATGGTGGGACGCTAAGGTCTATCAGCCTGACGGTATCATCAGCGGTAAGGACACATGGGATGCCTCTGACCAGCAAGATCAAGGTGCAGAGTATAGCATATCCGTGGCAGGGACTCAACAGCCACACCAAAGGATTCAGACCCTACGAGCTAGTGACGATCACGTCAGGCTCAGGTATGGGCAAGAGTCAGATGGTGCGGGAGCTAGAGTATTACCTGCTGAACGCTACTGAGGACAACATAGGCATCCTAGCGTTGGAGGAGGACGTAGCGCGTACTGCCCTTGGCATCATGTCGATAGCGGCAGACTGTCCCCTGCATCTGGAGGAGGATCTAGACCCTGACGCTGCCTTCCCTTTCTGGGAGCAGACTATGGGCACTGGGCGGTACTACCTGTTTGACCACTGGGGCAGCACAAGCGAAGACAATCTGTTGGCTCGCGTGCGCTACATGGCAAAAGCGTTAGATTGCAAGTGGATCATTTTAGACCACCTGTCCATTGTCGTATCAGCGCAGGAGAATGGTGACGAGCGCAAAGCCATCGACGCCATCATGACCAAGCTACGGTCACTGGTGCAGGAGCTAGGCATTGGACTCTTTCTCGTGTCTCACCTGAAGCGCACACAGGGCAGGGCACACGAGGACGGTGGGCAGATCAGCCTTAGTGAGCTACGAGGCTCTCAGTCCATCGCACAATTGTCCGACATGGTGATTGGTTTGGAGAGAGATCAGCAGAACGATAACGAGGAAAGACGCAACACAACCACAGTGCGTGTCCTGAAGAATCGCTACGCTGGACTCACGGGTGCCTGCTGCTGGCTGAAGTACGACAAGGTCACTGGTAGGATGATTGAAACAACAAAACCACAGGAGGAAGCAAATGGACTCTAGTCCCATCTTTTTAGATGCAGAGACTAATGGTCTGAAGCCTACGAAAGTGTGGGTGGTAGTCACCATGCAGGACGGTGAACTACAGGAGCATTACGATGCTGAGTCCCTAGAGTACGCTCTGAGAGGGCATGATGACGTAGTAGGTCACAATCTACTGGGTTACGACATACCTGTCCTGAAGCGTCTGTGGGACATTGACATAAACAAAGAACGTGTGAAGGACACATTGGTCATGTCACGCCTAGCGAATCCACAGCTAGACGGTGGGCACTCTCTGAGAGCATGGGGCGAGAGACTCCAGTTTCCCAAGGGTGATCACAGCGATTGGTCGCAGCTATCGCCTGAGATGGTGCAGTATTGCCGACGTGACGTAGAGGTTACAGCAGCACTGTACAAGAAGCTGGAGTGGGATTTACGTAACTTCAGTGAGCAGTCGGTGGAGCTAGAGCATGACGTGCAGGAGATCACACAGCAGCAGGTACGCAACGGATGGCTACTTGACAACCGTAGAGCTATTGAGTTAGTCGCTACGCTACGAGAAAAGCTATACGATCTAGAGGATGCCGTACAGGAAGCCTTCAGACCGCTACCGACATTTGTAAAGGAGATACAGCCAAAAGTAAAAAAGGATGGAGCCATCTCTGTCGTAGGTTTGAAGTTCTTGGGCGACTCTTGGGAGATCGTGGGTGGCCCTTTTTCTAGAGTAGACTACCCTGAGTTTAACTTGGGTTCACGACAGCAGATTGGCAGATATCTAAAACACTATGGATGGAAGCCCTGTAAGTTCACAGAAACTGGACAGGCAATTGTAGACGAGAAGGTGCTATCAGGTATCACCGGCATCCCACAGGCTTCTCTGATCTCAGAGTACCTGATGGTGCAGAAACGCATAGCACAAGTGCAGTCATGGATAGACGCAGTAGATGAGGACACAGGACGTGTGCATGGTCAGGTCAACACTAACGGTGCAGTAACCGGCAGGATGACACACGCCAAGCCTAATCTAGCGCAAGTACCGGCATCACGAGCGCCCTATGGAGAGGAGTGCCGACGATGCTGGACTGTCCCTGAAGGACATAAACTTGTGGGTTTTGACGCTAGTGGCCTAGAGCTACGGATGCTGGCTCACTACATGAACGATGAGGACTACACAAATGAGGTCATTGGAGGAGACATACACACTGCTAACCAGCAGCTTGCAGGACTTGAATCAAGAGATCAGGCTAAAACTTTCATCTACGCACTGCTGTACGGAGCAGGAGACGCGAAACTTGGTACGGTGGCGGGAGGAGGCGCAGGTGCTGGTAGACTGCTTAGAGAACGATTTATGTCTAATCTCCCAGCATATGCAAATCTTAAAGGACGAGTTGCACAAGAGGCAGCACAGGGTTGGATCAATGGCCTAGACGGTAGGAGACTCTGGATTCGCTCTGAACACGCAGCACTGAATACTCTATTGCAGAGTGCCGGTGCATTAGTTATGAAACAAGCCTTGATTACTCTGGATAAGTATGCTAAACTATGGGGTATGGATTATAAGATCGTAGGTAACATCCACGATGAAGTCCAGACCGAAGTCCCAGCATTACAAGCAGAGAAGTTCGGGCAGCTTGCAGTCTCTTGTCTAGAGGCAGCAGGTATACACTTTAACCTAAACTGCAAACTTGCAGGGGAGTATCAAATTGGAACTAGTTGGGCAGAAACACACTAAGATTAATACAAAAACTGGCAAGCCTATGTACTACAAGGACAATCCTGACGCTGTAAAAGCTAGAGATGCCCGTAGAATGTGGGTAAACGGTAAGGAAATCTCTAAGTTCCATCCGCTGCACAAGCCCGGACGGTACAAGACTCTAGGGGACGCTGCCTTTAGCGCCTTGGGAGCCTACGAGACAATGAAGGAGGGGCAGGTATACATCATTGTCAACCCAGCATTTCCGGGCTGGTGTAAAGTAGGGATGGCTGTGGATGCAGAGGATAGGCTCAAGCAGTATCAGACTAGCTCTCCCTACAGAGACTATGAGTTGATTAAGGCATATGATACTGATGACCGACGCACCGCTGAGAAGGCCGCACACGAGCTTCTAGCGCAGTCACATGAACGTAAGGGCGAGTGGTTCTACATTCAACACCCTGTCGCTACAGAAATACTGGACGGACATTTTAATGAAGACAGTTAACACAGTTGTTGATGACATCTACGAACTGATGACCACAAAGTCTGCTGATGAGTCAGTGGACGTTGAGGCAGAGATTGACAAGTTCGGAGAGGCTGTCAAACAGCTAATGCGTAATGAATTCATGCCTGATGCGCCTCGTGACGGACGTAAGCTACGCCTGTCCAACATAGGCAGAGATGACAGGTACTTGTGGCATCATTACAACGACACGAGTGCAGGAGAGGAGATCCAAGGGCATACGTATGTGAAGTTCATGTACGGACACCTGATTGAGGAAATGCTCTTGTTCTTGTGTCGCATGTCGGGGCACACGATCACTGATGAGCAGAAGGTATGTCAGGTAGAGGGCATCACTGGTCACATGGACTGTCGCATAGACGGTATCGTGACTGACATCAAGTCTGCAAGTACCTACGGATTCAGGAAGTTCAAGAGAGGTGCTATAGCCTACGAAGATCCGTTTGGATACGTTGACCAGTTGAAGGCATACGCCTACTCAGAAGGTGAAACTAAGTTCGGATGGTTGGTCATGGACAAGTCCAATGGTCACCTGACGTACCTAAAGTACGATCTAGAGGACACAGAGGCACCAGTATATAGAACCATCAAAGGTGACATTGCCGAAAGGATACGTCACGTAAAAAAGCTCGTAGAGGCAGAGGAGATACCACCAGTATGCGCGGAACCATTAGCAGACGGCAAAAGTGGAAATATGCGATTACCCGCAAACTGTTCCTACTGTCAGTACAAGCATTCATGCTATCCAGAGCTACGTACTTTTCTGTACTCAAGCGGGCCAAGGTTCTTAACGGAGGTGGTACATGAGCCTAAAGTCCAAGAGATCACGTAAGCAGAGCATCTACAGGTCTGGACTAGAGAAACGCTTTGCACAGTCAGCGCCTAAGAAACGCTATCTGTACGAGCCATATGATGTACCATACGTGATGCACAGGAAGTACAAGCCAGACTTTGTGGACAAGAAGACGGGTGACTACATTGAGACTAAAGGATTCTTTAGGACAGGAGACACCCAGAAGTATACGTCTATACGTGATAGCATCAAGCCAATCAAGTTAATCTTTGTCCTGTCAGACCCCAACAAGAAGGTCAGGAAAGGTTCTAAGATTACGATGGGACAGTGGTGTCACAAGGAAGGTTTTGAATTTTACACAGTTGACGAGTATGTAGATCATGTCACTAACAATGGATGAGATCAAGGAGAGAGTGTTGAGGCAGTATGATGTCGATGACCTAGTGGAGGCTCTAGACATCTCTGCTGAAGAACTGCTGGACAGGTTTGAGGATAAGTTTATCAACAGGCTACACCAGTTTGAAGAAGATACAAATGGAGACGAATGGGATGAGTATTGATAACGCAACACCAGAAGAGTGGGATAGACTACGCAACAGTAAAGCTAGTATAGCTGAGGCTTGGAACCGTATCTATGATGATGACAACGAACCTAACCACCACCCAAGGTTCTCTGAGGAAGCTATGGCTAAGAGCTACGACCCTGTTGACAAGCCGGAGCATTACAATACTGGTGGCCTTGAATGTATTGACGCTATCCGTGGGATGCTTACACATGACGAGTACATTGGCTACTTGCGTGGTAATGCCATGAAGTACATGTGGCGCTTTAGATACAAGAAGAAACCTATTGAAGACCTACGTAAAGCACGTTGGTATGAAGAACGCTTAATGCAGTATATGTTGGAGAACCCTAGTGACAAGTAAGGTAGGTGTACAGGATTACTTAGGTATCCAGATTAATTATGACAGAGAAGAAAGCCTTAATGTGTTCTCACTTGAGACACTGAAGGATAGGTATTTCTGGGGAGATGAGACACATGCACAAGAAGCCTTCGCCAGAGCGTCCGTCTATGGTGCAACGTATCAAGGACATACTGACTTCGATCTTGCACAGCGGCTTTATGACTACGCAAGCAAGGGCTGGTTCGGTTTTAGCACTCCTATTCTTAGTAACGGGGGAACCACACGTGGCTTACCTATTAGCTGCTTTCTCAATTATGTTCCTGATTCAAGGCGTGGTCTATCTGATCACTACGATGAGAACATATGGCTTGCAAGTGGAGGTGGAGGCTTGGGTGGATATTGGGGTGCTGTTAGAAGTAATGGCGTTTCAACTGCTAACGGTAGTCAGTCTACTGGCAGCATACCTTTCATGCATGTCGTAGACAGTCAAATGCTTGCCTTCAACCAAGGCGTAACACGGAGAGGATCTTATGCAGCGTATATGGACATCAGCCATCCAGAAGTGGAAGAGTTTATCGCTATGCGAAAGACTACTGGGGGCGATCTTAATCGTAAGTGCCTTAACCTTCACAATGGAATTACAATCACAGACGAATTCTTGGCCGCCGTCATGTCTGATGATCAGTGGAGGCTGATTGACCCTAAGTCCAAGCAGGCTATCAAGACTGTGTCCGCTAGGGACTTGTGGTGGCAGCTAGTACACACTAGGGCAGAGACAGGTGAACCCTACATTGTTAACCTAGACCGCTGTAACGAGGCTCTACCGCAGTCACAGAAGGACATGGGGCTGGAGGTACGCCAGAGTAACCTATGCTCTGAGATTACCTTACCAACCAGTGAAGATCGTACAGCAGTGTGCTGCTTGTCCAGTGTTAACCTAGAATACTTTGATGAGTGGAAGGACGATGAACTGTTTATCTCTGACATGATTAACATGCTGGATAACATCATTGAACACTTCATTGACAACGCTATGCTAGACACAGGCATGAACGTGTCAGCAGACAGCATAGAGGAGTTTATGTCTTATGTTAGAGAAGATAAGAAAGGTTTTGCAAAAGCCGCTTACAGTGCATATAGAGAACGTGCGGTCGGCCTTGGAGCGATGGGTTTTCATAGTTACCTTCAACGTAATGGAATCCCTTTTGAAGGAATGTACGCCTCCAGCTTCAACAATAGAGCGTTTAAGACAATCAAAGAAAGATCTGAGGTGGCTTCCAGAAGTCTGGCTAGAGACCGTGGGGAGGCTCCTGACATGGCTGGTAGTGGCCGTCGTAATTCCCATCTCCTTGCTATTGCCCCTAATGCTAGTAGCAGTATTATATGCGGTGGAACAAGTCCTTCTATTGAGCCTACAAGGGCTAACGTATTTACGCACAAGACTTTAACAGGATCGTACAAAGTCAAGAACAAATACTTGGAGAAACTACTTGAAGAGAAAGATACCAACACCGAAAGAACGTGGAAAGATATTGCTGCTGCTGAAGGCTCTGTTAAAGACCTACCGCAACTCACGGAAGAAGAGAAGGCAGTATTTAAGACAGCGCCTGAACTTAACCAGATTTGGGTTATCGAACACGCCTACCAAAGACAGAAGTACGTCTGCCAAGCACAGTCAGTAAATCTGTTCTTTGAGCCACCCCCAGCTACAGCACCACAGGAGGTACACGATGAGTATCTGGAGTATGTTAACAGCGTACATTGGACAGGAGCTAACAAACTCAAATCTATGTATTACCTGCGAACTACAGCGGCTAGAAATACAGAGAATGTTAACGTCAAGATACCAAGGATCAACCTTGAAGAAGGGGAATGTTTAAGTTGTGAGGGGTAAAGCGTGGACAATTTGGAAGTACACTATAGGAAGTTTTAGTGATGATAAAACAGTGGAGCATGATGATGCTATAGCAACTTTGAGAACTTTTATTGTTATAGTTAACTTCTTAACTTGTTTTTTTATAATGGCTAATATAATAAACAAATGGTAAGACATGAAAGACAATGATGAACACCCAGCGTATAGAGCAAAGTTCTACATACCTGAGCTAAAAAAGTATACCAATTGGCCTGACTATCTGTTATACTATAAGGAACAGGATGACAAGATTATGTTGTTCAGTAACTATTGTATGCAGATGTGGTCTAGCTACATGAGCAACAAGATCAAACAAGAGGAAGCACCCTTGAGCTACAAGGAGTACCTTAACAAGTACAAACAATTACTGGAGGATGGATACAGTGATAGACACAAAGATTAGCGCCATGAAGCGCCTGTACAACGCTGAGATAGACGTGTACAAGGCAGAGGTGCAGAACTACCTAGACAATCCTGTGGCTGTAGGTGAGCATGGTAACTTGATTGAGACTATGGACAAGCTGGTGCAGAAGATTGCTGAAGCAGAAGATAAACTGATTGTATTGGAGACACACTTTAGTGAGTAATGTAATTAACCTAATGCCTACACAGGCAACCGCTGACGAGGTACTAGAGGACTGTAAGGGTGAGTTTAATCACGTACTGGTACTAGGGTGGACTGAAGATGACGCTCTGACAGCTAAGGCTACAGAGTCTATGGACTTGAAGGAAACCATCTACTTGGTGGAAGTATTCAAGCAAGCAGTAATTATGGCAGGACATGAAGTAGAATGAGTGATGAATTAATACACCTGATCAGCCTTTGGGCTATGAAACGTGGTATAATTAACAACAGCACACCTCTTGCACAGTTTGCTAAACTTGTGTCTGAGGTAGGAGAGCTAGGGGATAACATAGCCAAACAGCGTGATGTGACTGATGACATTGGTGACTGCTTGGTGGTGTTAAACACCTTAGCCATAATGAACGACACTACCCTAGAGGAATGCCTGAAGGTAGCGTACAATGATATTAAAGATCGTAAGGGACATATGAACAGTCATGGTGTCTTTATCAAAGAGGGAGATGCAGCTTGAGCTTATTGGATACTAGAGATTACTACAAACCGTTTGACCATCCTTGGATGTTTGACTACTACTCACAACAGAATCAGATGCACTGGTTCCCAGAGGATGTACCTCTGCACAATGACGTTAAAGATTGGCAGACAATGACTGATGAAGAGAAGAACCTGTTAACACAGATCTTCCGTCTGTTTACACAGTCTGATGTAGACGTAGGTGCTGGGTACGTTGACAGGTACATGCGTATCTTTAAGAAGCCTGAAGCACGTATGATGATGTCTAGCTTTGCTAACATGGAGTCCATACACCAACATGCCTACAGCCTGCTGCTGGACACCGTAGGGATGCCGGAGGTGGAGTATAAGGCGTTTTCAGAGTACGAGGCTATGGCTGACAAGCACGAGTACATCAACGCTGTGAAGGTCACTAAAGGCGACAAGAAGAGCATTGCTAAGGCACTGGCTATCTACTCAGGCTTTACTGAAGGGTTGCAGTTGTTCTCTAGCTTCATCATCCTGTTAAACTTCCCAAGGTTTGGTAAGATGAAGGGCATGGGACAGATTATTACCTACAGTATACGTGATGAGTCCATGCACGTAGAGGCAATGACAAAGCTCTTCAGGGAGTTTATGCAGGAGAACATTGACCTGTGGACTGATGACTTCAAGGCTGAGATCTATCAGGCATGTCGTGAGATGGTTGACCTAGAGGATAGGTTCTTGGACTTAGTGTTTGAGCAGGGTGATATTCCCGGCTTGACTAAGAAGGAGATGCAACAGTACATCAGGTACATTGCTGACCGTAGGCTGCTACAGCTAGGACTCAAGACTAACTACAATGTCAAAGAGAACCCACTGAACTGGCTTGATGATGTGTTAGGTGTAGAGCATCAGAACTTCTTTGAAGGTCGCGCTACCACCTACATGAAGGCTGGACTACGCGGTGACGTAGGGAAGGTTAAGTTTTCTAATGTAGCTTGACAGGAAGACTTGGGGGCTTAACGGCCCCCTTGTTCCTCTACTTCTTCAGTCTGCAAACCTTCCGCTGCAAGACCCAACAGCCCTACCCTACGACCTACTTTAGCAAAATCTTCAGCTTTAGGCTTTATTCTTGCCTCCCTCATTGCTCTGTAGTGGTATGCTAGTTCAGACTCTTGGCTGTTTTTCTTAACCCCTGTTCTTTTTTCCACAGCCCCTACAGATTCTTTTCTAGACTTATCGCGCTCTTCTTTCTGCTCTTGCGTCCTTTTCGCGTTAAGTGTGTATCTTTGGCCCGGATTTGCCTTAAAGTTACTGATTTGAGCAGGACTTACGTTTAATAGCGGGGTTCCTCCGGGAGGATTAAAGCCAATAAGATCGTGTTTATCACTCATCATGGTAATCAACTGACCTGTCTTAGGATTCATAGCCATAAACATATTGACTCCTCCTAATTCTTTAGCCCTAGAGTTATGAGCAGATTGGAAGTAATAAAACGGATCATCCCCTTCTCCTTTCCTAAAAGTTACAGGGGTTTTGTCGGGGTGTGTCTTATTGTAGTATACAAAATACTCCCTCATGTCTTTAGCAGTTAAAGTTTTTCTAGCTTTTTCTATAGCCGCCTTATCTCCCTTTTTGCCCCTAGGTATTTTATTTTGTTTTACCCACTCACTAAGAGATCCTTTAAGGGCCGGGCCTGAGTTGAGAGCAGACATTACAGGATTAGCCGTTGACGCTGCTGACCCTAATAGCCCCTCCGCGCCAAAGTTATCAGTTCCTGAGTTTCTTTTTACAAAAACATCAGTCTGCTGTAGCTGGCTCTGTACTGATCTATCCCGCAGCAAGTGAGCTAATGCCCTCTCTTGAACTGCTTTAGGTATGCTTCCTCTAGTGTTTTTGTTGTCTATGAAGATAGCAGACCTAAGACCTTCTTTATCGTTTGCTTTTAGTGTCCCATGAAAGTTAGACTTACCTATTGGCCCTGCTTCGATTAAAGACTCGCCTCTACCCGTCTGTCTACTTAGTGCAGCAGCAGTAAGAGCAGACCCAAAGCTAATGTTTCGTTCTGAAATACCAGCACCTATCTCTCCTCTGGCCTTCTTCTGGCTAACCCCTGTTTCTCTCAAAGCGGCTTGTGCTCTAGGATCAAAAGCTCCTGCCACTGCCGATGGCGCAGCTTGAGCAAGCGTTTTAACGCTACCATATAGCTCTGCTCCCGGAACTTTTGAATAGTTCTCAGGAATCATAGTGCTCATGGATAAAGCAGACTCGCTTAGTCCAGATTTAACTACAGATGGTGCTCTTGCTACGGGCACGATAGAAGCTATATCCAGTAGATCAGAAGCGACTGCCGCTGTCCGTGGGTACTCTTCAGCAATCTCCTGTGCGCTCTGGTAAGCGGCGGTAGACTGCACGAAGTCCCCAGCAGCCTCCGCTGCACTCATTAGACCCTGCTGTGCAGCTTCCGGTAGAGACTGAAACCCGTAGCTCACAGCAGCATCAATAGGAGTGTAAACTGCTCTTGCATTAGCTGCTACATTGCTTATATATCTTTCGACTCCAGTTATTTCCCCTGCTTGATATTTACGCTCAGTGGCAGAAATATCCGCATACCAATCTGTGTTCTCTATGGAGTCTAGGAGCCTATTCATTTAAGGTAAACTCGTTCTTTAGCTCATTTCGCTCTTGTTCAGACATATCGGACATTACAGATTCTGCTATTTTTATTGCAGCAGCCGTAAATGCCGCTTCAGTAGGAAATCTTTGTTTACTTAGAGCCAAGAGTCTGTTTACTTTAGCTGGGTTCAGAACTATCTTAGACAGAACTTTAGGCGTAAGAAGAACCGCCGCAGCACCTAGATACGTGATGGGATCAGCGTCTGATGCGTATAATCCTACAGTCCCTAATACAGCCGCACCCTCAGTGACAGCACCAGCAGCACCAAGCTGTCTGGCCTGAATCATAAGACTACCGAAGTTGCTGGCCTCGCCCCTAACTGACGCTTCAGCCATTAAGTTAGCTAACTGTCTTACAGAATTGTAATCTTCTCCAAAGACTATTTTTAGCCTCTGTGCTTGCTTAGGATCTTGGAAACTTTTCTGTATCTTTGCGTACTGGTTTATGTCGAAGTCGCCTCCCAGATCAGGAAATAGTTTTTTAAGGTATCCCTGCCTGATGGCCTGTTTAGCCTGTTTAGCTGTAGTAAAGGTTATACCAGAGGCTCCTACCTCTTCTCCAGCAGCTTTTCGAGCCGCTATGTCTTTAGCGGATACTTCAAAGGCCTGATCTATGCTCCTGAAAAACGCTCTTAGCTGATCGTTGTTACCACCTGATTTAGTCTGTAAAAGCATGTTCCCTAATGCTTCATAATTTCCCTGTGTATTCGGGCCTAAGTTGGCTCTAGTTATAAAATTAGAGTTTATCTTAGGTAGTATGCCTCCCATGTTTCTTGCATACTCATTTTTAGTGGCACTGTATAGAACTGATGCTTCGTCGCTTATCGCTTCTAGCTGTTTAAGAACAGTGTCCTTCATAGCATTAGATAATTCTAAAAGCTCTCCTGATGCTCTAGAATCATACTTATTAATGTTAGCTATATTTCCTAAGTCTCTTATTTCTGCTGCTAAGGCTTTTTCAACAGCAAGTAAAGATTGTGCAGGAAGAGCATTGACCTGAGATAAATCACTAATTACCCCTGAAATATAGCTTTTCGTCGCAGGAGACAGTTCTGTTAGAGTCTTTGCATTCTCTAAGCCCTCTATACGCCCCGCATCTAGAAAGTCTTGAAGAACTTTAACTAATGGTTTTGTCGCTACGTTTCTTCTTCTTACAAGAGAGGTGATTTGATCTAACGCTCTTCCATAGTTAGACGATGCAGCGTCTTTGCCCATCTGAATTACAGATTCCATCTGCCTTCCAAGGTTAGAAGGGTCTAAAGCTATTTCTTGGCCTGACTTGTTAAAGATAGTTGACAGACCGTCAGCTACAATCTCATTTATAGCCTCGCCGTTTCTGATAAAATCTCCTGACGATAGATAACCTGACTCAGCAAGTGACTGAGAAAATCTCTGTACAAAACTAGAACCCTGTTCTCCAACCTGAGTTGGGAGTAGCGTTGCTGTTCGTCCTGTCTCACTGCCTTCTTGTAGTATTTGCTGTGATGCCCTTAAAGACTCTGGTGTTCCTGCGCCAGACGTACCACGCTCTGCTAACTTTATAATTTCATCGGCAGTTTCTTCAGGAGTGAAGCCCAATGCTTTCTTTGCAGCAAAATATCCGGGCTTGAGAACTTTACCTAGGCCCAAAACTGCCATGTCAATACCCATACCGGTCAGGGCTGCTTCAGTTGCTTTGTAATGTATATCGTCGTTTTTGTCTTTTTCATCAGCTATATAGTCTGAAAGAACAACGCCGCCATATGTGCCTGCACCTCCGAATGCGATCCCAGCAGCTACACCTAACACAGGATTAGCAGTGAGAGCAGTCACACCTAAGCCTGCTGCAATACCAAGCCCCGGCCCAGTAACAACATCTAGGTTTCTTTCCAAATATTCACCAACGTCCACATACCAAGGATCGTCTTTTTGTGATTGTACAGGATTCTTAGCTGCCTCGTGATACCTCGCTGCTATGGCCTGCTTTTGTTCAAGAGTTGCGTTTCTAAATTCTTCAGTGTTAGGAATTTCAAAGGTCATGCCATCGTCAGCCGTTACTCTTATGCTTTGACTAGCCATTACTCTACTTCCTCAAAAGAATATGCACTTTTATTGTTACCCGCAAAACCTGTCCCTGTATACACTTCTTCCATGTACTCAATAACTTCTTCAGGTCTAGGATACCTACGTCCACCGGGAACACTATCGTCTAAAATAGTTCTACTACGATACTTATTTATTTTCTGTCTTCTCTCCATTTCCTGTAAGAAAGAAGAAATTATAGCTTTGTTTAGCCCCTTACTGTTTTGTATTCTTGCAACCAGAGCTTCTGCTGCTCGTCGCTCTCCGTCTGTAGGATTAGTGCCAAAAGCCCTCAACTTCTGAACCATCAAGTTTCCAGCGTCAATCGCAAACTGGCCTACATCAGCAGGAGTTGTCCCTAAAGTATCGCCCAATGCTTTCATAGCACTTGCAAACGTGCCCCCTGTTTCAATAACATCTAAGGAGGACAGCATTCTTTTAGCCGTCGTAACTCCCTCACTAGCGGACATATATTTATCTTGAGCCTCTTGTGCCGTCTGTGAACCAAGCGTAAATTCTTGCTCAATAATGTTTAGTTGCGACCCTAACGTTTCATTGGCCTGTTTTAGGGTATTTGCCTCAAATCCAGACAATCCAGTTGTTGAGCTTACAAAATCTACCTCTACATTTTTTAGAGTGTCAAAGGCAGGAGAACTGCCAATAGGAGTATTTACCATTTGAGTTGTATTGTTTATAGGATCATAGACACTTGTTACATTGTACTGACCGGCTACTTTACCGTCTGAGTCTTTGGCTTTTATAACACCAACTTTAGTGCTTGTTCTGGTTCCTGTCCTATCAGCAGACTCCGTTTGCTTTAGAATCTCGCTTACGGTTTTGTAGTCAAGACTAGCAGCCTCTGATATTTCAAACACCTTATCTAAGTCTAAGTCTGTTCCTGCTGCTTGAGCACTTTGAACTTCATTAAGTATCTCTAAGTAAGAGTCATTCTTAAATTCGTCTTCTGCTCTTTTAGCCAGTGCTTCTACCTCAGCATCTTTTTTTCTCTTAAAAGCATTTGCTAATTCAATAGCTCTTACAGGATCAGTCAAAGCAATGGCTTGAACAATCTGATTCATTGAGTTAGGATCATTGGGATCAAAGTTCTCATATGCCTCGCGCTGTTTGTCTCTGGTTCTTTCCTGAGGCGTACGCATGTCTTTCCCAAGCAATCCACCAAGATTCCTAGCAAACATGCCACCAAGACCACTAGGGCCAAACTGTTGTGCAGGGGGAAGCATAGAAGAACTTGCAGCACCTTGTTGAGTAGTTAGCCCTTGACCAAAATTACCAATCTGTGACAGTAAGCCGGGGCTAAATCTTAGGTTTCCTCTAGCCATTAGTTATCTCCTTCCTCGTCTTTACCAAATATGCTACTAAACAGACTACCTAAAGTTTCCTCGCCAAATAGACCTCCAATTAGTTGGTTTGCGGTATCTCCTCCAGAAGATTGAGCAGAGGGGGCACTTAACATAGAACTGTATATCTGCCCAAGCAAGTTAGCTCTAGCAATCTCAGTCTGTGCTTGTGTCTCTAGTCCACTCATGCCTGCTTCTGCAAGATATCCAGCACCTTGTCGTTGTCCTGTCCCAGCGATGTCAGCAAGGTTAAGAGCAGGAGTCAATGAAGCAAGTAGCTGCTGCTCTGGCGAGTATTGCAGACCTAAAGAAGCACCAATGTTACCTAGCTGTGCTGCCTGTAGTGATTGAGGTAATCCTGCTGCGCTACGACCAAGACCAAACATGCTCTCAGCAAGTCCCATCTGCTGAATCTGCTCTGCTTGTGCTTGTCCCATAGCGCCTAAAGATGCTCTAGTCTTAGCTTCTTCCTGTGCTTGTGCCAACGCTAGTTGCTCAGGAGAGCCACCAAACATAGCGGTACGCAGTCCTGTGCGTCCTTGAGAAGCTAAACGCTCCTCTAGTGCAAGCTGCTGACGTTGCTCTTCAGGGCGTTGAGTAGCTCTAATGCGCTCATAGACATCAGCTTCTCGCTGTGCCATAGGAGCCATAGCACCCGTCAGGAAGCCACCAACGCCCCCTAGAGCCTGTTGCTGGATACCTGATACATCTGGTGCCACTCCTCCCATACGGCCTATTAAGCCGCCTGTGATGGCTTGTAGCTGCTGTTGTTGTGCCGCTTGTGCAGGAGATAACGAAGTAGTATAACCACCTTCAGGTGTGGCAGTAACACCACCAAAGCCAGTAGATACTGTAAATGGCTTGAAGGCAGTATCTGCTTGAGCTTGCTGCCCAACAAGTTGAGCGCCTTGAGAAAGACCAGAGCCTACAGCACCCAGCCTGTTCATTATACTATCTAAGGCTGCATAAGATAAGCCTGTTGTCGCAAGGCCGCTAAGAGGTATGCCACCTAATGCTGTCAAAAGACTACTGAAGAATCCTCCAGTGCTATTAGCGCCTGTCTCCTCTGTAGGAGTTGAAGAATCTGCATTAGCAGAAAGCGAGGCGTTTGGTATGGTCATTTATATTCTCTCTATGTTAATACTGTTGTTATCACGGAGGCTGCACCTGTTACCACAACAGTAACAACAAGCCAAGCTAGACGCTCCCACTTACGAGCATGAGAAGATGCTAGTTCTTTAAGCTGCCGGAGTTCAGCAGTTGCTTCACCCCAGCGTTCACCACATTCTTTCTCGTGTTGAGCTATCTTCTCTAGTGCTTCTAAAGCTAATTCAAGTGTTTGCGTCTGCTCCTGCTTCATTAGTCTTTAGCCTTACCTACGTTTAGAGCAATAATGTTTAAGACGTTGTATACTTTAACTGCCCAAGGTTTGTCCTGTGGTGCTGATGTTACAGCAGTCACAAGAGATGCTATAGCTATAGCAGCAGTTACTACGTTAAATATGTCAATCAAGTATCCCATGCCAATCTCCTACTAAATTGTGATTTCTTCAATGGTGCCAAGCTGAACTTGGTCATCGTCGCTTTGAGTTATAATTGCACTTATGCCCATAGGCCGTGATGACTTAATGAACAGCAGATCACCTACCGACAGAAGGTCAGATGCAGCGCGGAAGTAATTAAACTGATTAGCTACCGCACTAGGGGGTGTCATTAGTTATATATTCCCATGTAATCCTGCCGTCAGCAGAACCACCAATGGGACTTAGATTGTCCTGTGAAAAATTCATATTTAGTCCTTATGCAAAGATGAAGTTGCCGCCGACCTTCTCTAGCGCAAACCAGAAAAAGCCAGCAGTAGTGCTGATAGGCGTAGCCACAAGATTCCCTGACGATACAGTGAATGTAAACGAAGGATGGCTAGAGGACGATCCTGTCACCAATCCCACTTTAGCTATCTCAACTACTTGCTCACCAGCTACGGACTTACTAATCAACAGCTTGTAGGTAGCAGTGCCAATAGTACCTGTCGTACCAAATGCACTGTTATAAGCGGTAACCAGTAGCTCACCTGAGAAGTCATTGCTTGTGCCTAAAGAACTAGATAACGCAGTCAGGGTTTCTGCTGTGGATGACACAAAATTCTTACTGTAAATCAGCTTGGGTGCAGTGTAGTTGATTTGGAGAAACCCACTATTATACGCTCTTGCCCCTGAGTTTTGCATCAGAGGATCTTCTAGGACTAACGTAGCGCCCTGACCTGTAGCGATGAAGTCATAGGTTCCGCTGACGGTGGTAGGTAAAGACACAGGCTGTTTCTGTACTACAAAGTTTGTTTCAACATTAGTCGCTTTAACGTGGGTATGGTTAGCGAACCCAGCGTTTGAGAGGTTGTTATCTTTAACGGTATTACTTGTGCCAGAAACCCAGTTGGCTTCAAAACCAGTACCAACCTCAAAAAAGAAGCCTGACCTAGCGTTGAACTCAGCACCGTTACCCACAAACGACACACCACGGTTACCTAGTATATGGTATCCATAGCGGTTAGAGTCCGCCGCATTAGCTATATAAGCGGAGTAAAGGCCAAAGTCGCTCTTAAATCCTGAGTGCGTATGAAAACCCGCCTCAACCGTACCGTTTTGTCTACCGTAATTGTTCTCCATCAACCACGAGGTGTGAATTCTATTTGTATGGTAGAACCCATTTAGAGCGTTTTCCTCTGCGTTACACTGTGACACCTTGCACAGGTACGATCTTTGGAACTCAAACCCCTCAGTACCGCTGGACTTCACCTGTACTCTCTCAAAGTTAGTGCGTTGTCCCGGAGTCGTATTGTCTTGATCGTTGATATTAATACCGGACGTTGTAGCATTCAGTACCGTTAAGTCAGAGATGTTATTAAAGATACTGTGGACTAAATCAATTCCCGGCCCTGATGTAGCAGCAGCAGCATCAATGACAGTGCTTTGTCTACCTGCTCCTTGCAAAGTAATATTGTCAACATCAAACGCTTGGGTGCTGTTGTTAACCTCTACAGTTGCACTGGTCTTAAACACACCGCGAGGGAGGTTCAAGGTATTACCAGTGCTTACCTCGTTACCGTAGGTGGACGTAATGGATGCTTGTAGAGCAGTGGTGTCATCCGTAGTACCGTCACCAGTTGCACCGTAGTCAACGACGTTCTTCGTTGATCCAGATACAAGCCGGTTGTGTGTCTTTGTTAAAGCCATTTTACTGTCCTTAGAGAATTATTCTGTGTCCGCATTGTTTTGTAAGTCTTCATGACATCTCACCGTAAACTAGTATGTACAACAGCCCTGTATGTGTATTCGCGCCAACTGCCGTTTGCCTAGCACTAGCGATGTTTTGAGATGCGGAATTGGTGTGGAAGTCATTGCCCCAGTAGCTCCAAGATGTCTGAGCAGGCGTGGCGCTACGCCAGTTATCCCCCTTACCACTTGATAGATTCCCATCAAAGAAACAAAGCACCTGTGTATCGTGGTCTGAATCTTGGTTTTCACCTATAACGCAGAAAGAGTCTGCGTGACCAGATATGCCAGTGCCCCCAATGTTTCCAGAAGACGCTGACGTTCTAACAGCGGAGTAACCGTTAGAGCCAGTTACCATCTCCGTAATGCCGGGGCTTACGGCTAAGACTTGAGAGTCTCCGGCGGTGTTGCTGTGATTGCTCACTCCAAGATAATTATTAGCGTTCATTGCAGTGCCTATTCTTTTTAGGATGTCATAAATGCTTTCGTTGCCTGAAGTATTCCGGCTGTTGCTGTAGTTTGTTTCGTAGACCGCATAGATAGTGTTAGAAGACGGAGTTGTTAAATTCCCGTCACCGCTTATGTAAGCGAACTTCGTGACGTTGGTGCAATCAAAGAACGCCTTGTATACGCCTTCGCCATCGCCTATTGCAGTTCTTGAACCCGCGCCTGTTGATGATTTAGAAGCACTCAAGAATGAAGAGGTTCCGGGATTCGCAAAATGAGCTTCAGTACGGGTTGTTGCTTTGGTTCCTGTAGCCGCCATGAGGATATGCCATCGCGGGCCAGATGCGACTGTGGCTCCTTTACCGATAAAAAAGCTAGTAGGTAAACTCATCTTCTAAACCGTAAATCCAGTAGCTGAAGCAAGCGTAATGGTGCCGCTGTGACCAATCACTGAAACCAGCCAGTAAACGTGATCCGCCCAAGTAGGCTCCGTAGCCGCAGGCCATTTCGTGTTTGATCCAAAGCTAGGGGTTCTGCCGCTGGCAGCATTCATTTTGATCATGGTGATCTTACCTTCAGCCAAATTAGTAAAGCTAAATGTTGTTGAAGCTGACAAAGTAATAATGTGAAGAGGCGTATTCATGTCTATATTGTGCGTAGACGATACAGATGCCGTTGCTTGTTCTGGCTGCAGACTAGCGTAGTCTCCCCCACTTACCTTATGAGTGTTGACGTTCAGGTCACCACCTAGCGTAAGACTGCTAGGGGTTGTTAAAGCGCCAGATAACTTTGCAGAAGTAATACTTGTATCAGCAATTGCAGAAGCTGTGATGGCATTGTCAGCTATAGCAGCAGAAGTTACTGCATCATCAGCAATACCAGTAGCTTTAATTTTTGTTGTAGCCATTTTACGCTCCTAGTTCTGGGCGAGTATCTGGAAAGTCCTCTGTACTGGGCCAATCCCGTAGTGCCTGACGATACGTTAAGATGTTATCTCTGTTAGGCCAGTCTGGAGTCTGTGCTGCTTTGTCTGTAGACTCTAGCTCTGCATTACGCCATGACCTTTCGTTGTCTGCTATTTGTTCCGTTGTAAGCTCCGCAGACGTAGGCTCAGGATCAACAGACACTTCATAGTGATCAAAGTTGGCTTCAACAAAGTCAGCATCAGCAATGATGGTGTTGATTACGTTACCGTCTGCGGCATCTAAGATATTATATTTCATGTTTTTCTCCTTACACGAACTCTAGTATGATCATGCCGTCACCGCCTTTACCGCCTGTGGAGGTTTCAGAACTGTTAGTGTTACGCGCATAAGCAGAACCTCCTCCTGCACCAATGCCCCCCGCACCGCCATTAGCGTAAATGTGCCCACCAGTAGTTCTATCATTATATGCAAAACCGCCACCGCATCCAAAATCACCATCAGAGGCAGTTGCAACCATAAGGTCTAATTGATCGTTTGGCGCTCCTGCACCGGCTTTAAGTTCGGGTTTTAGTTGAGGTACTACATCAATTGGTGGGATATCTATCCCTGCCGCATCAACTCTAGTTACACTAGCGCCGGTTGTGGTGACACTTTTTCCGTTTTCAAAAAAGCCAAGTGCAGCGCCGCCTGTACAACCATACGCTACAGCGGCAACTGGGACAGATGTGCCACCGCCTGTACGGTTAACTATACTTCCTCCAGAGCCGGTTCCTCCTGCACTGGATGTAGTGCTTTGAGTTGTGTGTTTGCCTTGCGTTCCGCCAGTTGCAGTCATGTCGGTAATGTTAGAACCAGTAAACGAAGTAGTACCGCCAGTAACACCGTTTGCGCTTGAAGTTGTTGTGGTGCCTCCAGCGCCTCCAGCACCGACAGTGATTGTATAGGTTGTTCCAGCAGTTAAAGAAAGCTCACTTTGACAAACACCTCCCGCTGCTCCCCCAGTTGATACGGCTTGTCCAGAGCCAGAAGCTCCACCACCACCACCAGCACCAATACAGGTAACTATCGCTGTACAGTTAATAGCCGGGGTATAAGACATTGATTTTCTAATTACTGCCTTTTGACCGCTGACAGGATTTAGAATGTCTAGCTTGTCGGCTGCACCACCGCCACTGCTAATAAAATCTGTAAAGTTGCTCATGCCATTACCCACCCTTGAGTTGCATCTGTGTATATGAATTGTATGGAAAGATACGCCGCATCCATTGTGAAGTCAGACGCACTGCTCATTATCTTCGACCCGTTACGTCCTACCACCGTATTAGTGAAGTTACCCACTGTAATCAGGACTCGTTGACCTATAGTCGGTGAGGTGGGGAGTGTGATAGTTCGCCCAGCGGCACTAACGTAAACGTGCGTGTTAACCGTAGCCGTCATAGACGCTGCTGTAACTGTGGTAGTGATACCTACCGATACAGGTACAGAAGCAATCTTAGCTGCTGTAACTGCATTGCCTGCTAGTTTAGCTGTAGTAACCGTACCGTCTCCGGGAGTAGTTGAAGCAGCTACAGCAGAAATAATAACAACTTCTACCTTAACGCCTGTGGCTGGAGCAGTGCTAAAAGTAAGTGTAGTACCGCTAAAGCTAAAAGTATCTTTATGCTGGTACACACCGTCAAAATAGACTTGAATAGAGTTTTCAGAAGCAGGTGTAACAGACATAGTAAGCGTTGTAGTGCTATTATCGCCTGTCATTGTGTTTAGTGTAAATTCAGACTCTCCACTAACGTTTGCAAACGATAACGTCCCATTGCCGTCTGTAGTTAGAGCCTGACCTGCTGTGCCGTCGCTGACGTTTAGGCGAGCAATATCTACTGCATTGTCAGCAATTTGCGTAGCACCCACCCCATCGTCAGCAATGCTAAGAGTCAGATCACCAATGTCGCCTCCACCCGTTAAGCCTGTGCCAGTATTGACAGCGGTGATACCGCCAACGGTAGAGTGTAGTATAAACTTACGTATCTCAATAGCTGCGTTTAACGGTGGTGCCTCAGAAAACGTAACTACCAAACCGTTTAACGTGTAGGAACTAATAGCCTGTAAGAGTCCGTCTACGGTTACTTGCAGCAATCTGTGTGTATTTGGCGCTCCATTTAAAGTAAACGCTGTTGTAGTGCCGTCACCTGTGAACGTGTCTTCATTAAGGATAACGCTAGCTGCCACCATCAACGTCTGCTTTAGTTGCCATTGCAGTTGCAATGTTATTCAACTCTGTGTCAATCTCTGTGCCTTTAACAATCTTAGCAACGTCACCTGAAGGCAGGCTATCTTTTGATGCAAAGTTTGTTAGCTTTGTATAGTTACTCATTAAATTAATCTACCTAAAAGTGCTTCAGTGTTTAACTCTTGTATTGACAAGGAGTCTCCATCAATTGTTGCTTCAATACCTATCGTAGCGACTTTACCTGAACCTGTAGCTTTTATAGTGGTAATATCAATTACATTGACTATACCGTATTGAGAAGTAGCTACATTATATTCAGAAATGCCGTAGTTAGCTTGTTCATTTTTAGCTATAGTAAACGGCTGTGTGCTGTAGTCTTCTTTATAGTCGTAACCCCACTTACCAACTACTTGGCTAAATGACCCGCCTATGACCGTAAAAGATATTTCCTTTAACATTTTAATCCTTGAAGGATCACCAAAAGACATAGGGTTTGTAAAATACTTCATTATGTATGTGGAGTCACTATCAAGAAAATCAGAATACTGGTTAATACCTTTTAAGTTGCCAAAGTAAAGCGATCCAGCATCAGTTCTAGCACCGCACAATAAAGAAACATTCTCCCATGTAGTAGCTCTGTAACTACCATCCTCTAATGGGACTCTTGTGTCAAACACATAAACTTGTGAGGACTGTGGCAGCAACAGCAAGTAAAAAGAATTCTCAGGACTATAGACAGACTTAATGACACTTGTTATTTCTGAGCTTACTGCCGCCATTAAGCTGTCTCTAACATTCCTAGACACGTTGCCAATAGGGTTAGATTTTTCTTGGATAACTCTGCCTAAACTTCTCAACCCAGAGTCAGACAAGAAGATCAAGTCTGTTCCTATGGATTGTATACTGTCTCTAGCAATACAACCAATACCAGTAATAATGTCTGCCAAAGTCATGGTAGAAGGAGACGAAGCACCGTTGTATATTAAGATACTACGCTTACCAAAGATAACTAAGAAGTTGTTAAATTCTTCTAAAGCTACAATCTCGTCATAACCTGTAGGCCATACAGTAGTTATATCCAGTGAGCCTGATGACCCACCATTAAAATCATTACCGTCTAATAAGTCAGACCAGTAGACTGTGTAGGAGTTATCTACTACATCTGCTGCCCAAAGTCTACCAAAGGAAGCCAATACTTCATTAGCTTCTGGTGAACCTCCAGATACGTATGTTAAAATAGTGCTGCCTGCCTCACTCTTGAGTGCTGCATGGCCTTTCTGAAAAAAGTAAACGTTGTTATTGAGACTTACAATCTTCCAGTTGTTTGCTGTAATAGTATAACCAACAGGAAGTAGCACTTCAGATATTATGATTGTTCCTGTAAATATCTTATTGTTACCAGCAGAGAATACAGTTTTATTTCCTTCTCTATCACAGAACTCAAATACGGCCTCAATGCCAGCACTAGACCCCAAGGGCGTAACAGAGCTAGTGAGATTCTTTATACCTTTACGTGCTGCAATACGTCCAAACTTGTCAATAACAGCATTCTCAGCTACAGAGGCAAAAGCTGGGTCTTGAGTTACAGGAGAGTCTTGTGTGTTAAGTCCCTTGAACCCCGGAGCGCCAATATAAATGTTCTGTCTTTGTTGAGCCATTAGGGAGTAGTCCAGATAAACTCTTCAGGATTCTTATAGGCATCTAAAGCAATAGCATCAGATAAGTGTCTGTCTGCAATCAAGAAGTAATCCTGTGCTGTAGTACCGCCGGTTTCACCACGCTCTCTAGCTAACAAAGCTACAGCGTTGTGTACAATAGCGTTCTTAGGTAGAACTGTAGTGTCTGTATTAGCGGACAGTTCATCTTCTCTAGCAATTAAGTCAAAGCGTAAGTTAAATACACCTGATGGCTTAGGGTAAACTTTTACTTTAGTGTCACTGTTGCCGTCAATACCACTAAAGGTATATGAGTCAGGACTACCAGTTACTTCACCAGAGATGTAATAAGCATTGTTAAACCAGTTAGGTGACTCATAACGCATAAAAAAATTAGATGTGTCGTTAATTACACTATATATTCTAACACGTTCTCCAGCGTTTGTCAAGCTATACTCTGTAGTATCTGCTACAGTAGGAACTACAATAGTTGTGCGTAGTGTAGACCACTGATGTGAATCTTCTACAATCTGCTTTGCGTCGTTAACAAAGTCACCTACCATCTTGCTGTAAGTGTTCTCTGCTACGCTAGTTACTTCATCCTCTCGTAGCCTACGTAGTACCTCGTTGACTATGTTCAAGTATGTGGTACTCATATAAATCCTCTAAATAAACCGGGAGCTTGATAGTCTGGCAAAGGAACTGTACGTTCTAGTAACTGAGGAGCTTGATATTTCTTTTCAAACAAAAAGTCTTCAAACAAATTTTCTGTAACGCTCCCAGTAGACGTAGGCTGTGCTACTGCTAGTCCTACATCTAGTGAAGGTAAATCTACATTTAAGCCTACATCTGTAGACATGTTAGGAGCTTCTAAAGACTCGTATATTGTTTCTGCAACCTCTTTAGGCGGCTGAAGTAAAACATCATCTACCGCAGAACCTGCTGTTCTTATGGCATCCTCTGCTTGTTTAAGTAACTCAGGTGTTTCAAATGATGCGCTAAGGTTTGGGAAGTCAGGAAGATTAGGAAGATCGCCTAAAGATCCGCCTTCTTTAACATAAGTTCCTAGACCCTTCAATAAAGCGTCATCAAGAGAGGAACCTTTTGCTAGTTCTTTTTCAGTTTTAAATAAACCTTCAACCAAATCATCTTGGTTTATGTTGTACGTGTTTGACAAGAAGTCATCAGTTAGCCCTACTTTTTCAAGAGCGTCTGTGGTGAACTTTTTACCAAGCGTTGTTCTGCCGACTACTTTACCAGTTGCATCAACAAGATCTGTACCTTTGTTTAACAAAGCTAACGCAGGATTACCTGAAGCGGCTGCGGCAGCAAACTCTATATTGTCAGCTACCCTAGTTGCTGTAGGTGTGCCTCCAAGTCTACTAGCGCTAGCAAATGCTCCCGCTGCTTCCATAAGACCTATGTCTCTACCTGACCCTGAAAGAAGTTTACCGGCAGTTAGTAAGGCTTGTCCACCGGGAATAAACGAAGATAGGATAGCAGCTACAGGACTTGACAACGCTTCTTGAAGTCTAGTAGGTGTCTCAGGAATTACTCTAGTTCCATAGTCTCCTGCTCCAGCACCGTAAAGACCTGTCTCTACATTGTAAGGAGTCTTTGTTATACGCTCATCGTATCCTGCTTTTTTCTTAGCTAGGTACTCCTGTTTGTCTTCCCCTTCTAGCAAGTCAATTAAGTTTACTCCAGCAGGAGTATTTATGTAAACTTTCTCTCCAGATATAGGATCAACTTTGTAAGGAGGTAAGTCTTGGCTAGTGTACGTCTCCATCCATGCGGCAGCATTAGGCTTTTGTACAATCTCTCTATAAGCTAAATCTCTAGTAGATCCAGTGCCAAAACCCCTAGCCGCTGCCCTTCCTCTGCCGGGGTCTACCTCACTGTACAAGTCTAATGCACGTTGAGCTACTGCATCCTCAGACTCTCTAGCTAACTCATTAGCAGCGTTACGCCAATCAGTAAACGGAGTGCGTGGGCCAAAGTCTTGATTACCACTAGCTAGTTGATCTAGCATATCTTGGTTTAAGTTTATATTTGCTAAATCTATTGACATCAGTTACTTGCCCCAGTTAGACATAGTTTTAATTCCAAAGCTGGCAGCAATAGCGCCGCCTAAGAATGCTTTGTAATAGTCAGGCATAGTAGACAATACGGCAAACCCTTGTTGTACATAGGGAACCATATCAGGGATGAAGGCTCCAATTAAAGGTAAACTCAATATAATAGCAAACCATTCGTCTTTCCAAGAAGACTGTGAAGCTACTGCTTGTTGAGTTTCCCAATCAGCGTCAGCGTTAATCTTACGCATTTTAGAATCGTGAACAGCTTGTTTTTCAGCAGCTTTATTTTTAAGAAAAGTACCAGCTAAGTTAGCTACAGGGCCAATTATTGCTTGCCACATAATGCACCGTCCTTAAAGATAAAGCTAAGGGGCCGCCGTAGCAACCCCCAGCTAAATGGTTATTACTTAGGAACAACCAAAGTTACACCTGACTCAGGACGCAGTACGTTGCAGCCGTACAGAGTATCTGAAGTAAACAGGTTAGCCAAGAACTCTTGCTTGTACTGAGTCTGAGAGCGAACGCCCAGTTGTTCAGCCATTACAATTGCATCCTTCTGGATCAGCAAGGCGCCCAGAGAGTCTACAGTTGAAGCAGAGTTAGCAGCAGCAGTTTCAACAACAGGGCAGTTGGTACTAACAAATACGTCAATGCCGTACAGTTGACCAATCTGACCATTGGTGACTTGACCGTTGTTTACGAAGTCAGAACTTACGTAACGATCAATACCCATGATGGTGTTGCGAACTGAAGGAGGAATGATGAAGCAACGGTTTTCCATTGGTACATCAGCATCGTCCAGCTTCTGGATCAGACCACGGAAACCAGCGTCAGTGAATACGTCAGCAGGGACAACCGTGTCAGCCGTGTAAGTAGACAAGCCGTTAGTAGCGTCTACAAAGAACGTACCGCCGTTGTTCAGGTAAGTTGTAGAAGACGTACCGGAAGCACCAAGGCCAGTAGCCAAGCTGTGCAGGTCGGTGTCAACTTGCTTCGCCAAAGCGTAGCCAGCATCTTCCGTGTAGAACTGACGCAGTGAGCTAAGAGCCTGTACGTCCGTAATGTCTTCAATCAAACGTGAGTATTCAAAGTGCTTGTCAATAGAGATCTGCACTTCACCTTCCGTAGCGTTCTGAACCGTTACAGCAGTATTCTCAGCTTTAGCGTGAGCGTCACCACGGACAGGCTTAGGTACATGGATGGTGTCACCCTTCTTGCCAGCCATAGACATCTTCTTGACAAGGTTTGCCAATACGAGGTTCTTCTGGTAGGCTGCAACAATCTCGTCACTCCAGATTTCTGGAATAAAAGTAGCTGCGCTAGTGTTGTCAACGAACCCGCCAGTTGCGGGATATGTGGAATCAGTCATAATAAATATCTCCTAAGATATACTATCTGACCCGTTTTTCTGCGTATGCCTTCATAATCTCTGGTTGTAGAGCAGCATAGCGATCAGGGTCGGTTCTCATAAGGTTAATAATGTCTGCGCGTCGGTAGATCTTCTTAGGTGCTGATTCTGTGCTACCACTAGCATTGCCAGTAGAAGCTGCCTTAACTGCTTGTTTACGGGATTGCTCCTCTACAGCGGCAGTCTGCTGTACAATGTTCTGTCGCTCTTTCCATAAGCTAAATAGCTCATCAGCGGCTTCACTATCATACTGCTGGTCTGCTGCTACAAACAGCTTAGTCCTAACATTAGATGCTTTAATCCATTCAGCAAAGTTGGTATCTTGCAAGATTTGTTGCATATCAGGGTGCTTACGTTGTAGCTCTGATAGTGCAGCACTTGCTTTGTACTGTTGCGTTACGGCTTCAGCTTCCTTAATCTTAGGGTGGTTTTGAATAGCCCTATCTACAGCCTTATCAGGGTCTGTAAACCAATCTACTTCTTCGTCTTGTTGGGGTGCTTCTTTAGTATCTTCTGTGAGTTGTGTCTGAATATACGTATCAACAACCTTACGTAGCTCACCTACTTCAGAACTCTGTCGGCCCAATAGCTTCTCAGCTTCTTGGTGCATCTGTACAAGTTCTTCAGCGGACTTACCTTTGTACTTGTCTGGGATCTCAGGTTCCTGTGGTTCAGGAGTTTCCTGTTGTTCCTCTACTTGTGCAAACATATCTAGTTGCTGTTCGTTCTCTTCTTGAGTATCCTGACGCTCAGGTTCAATAATCTTAGCCATTATTAACTCCGTACCTTAGTATTGTGGAGATGTTTAGTATGAAGGTTCTCTAGGAGGTTTGCCTTCGTTCATGTGCCATGTGCTGCTCTCGTCGTTTAACCCACCTATCATGTGCATCAGGGAAGTCTCCACTAATGCCTTCAAGGTTAGATCTCACTGGAGAGATAACACGTTTAGCGTCCAAGCCACAACTGCACCTAGAAGTTGTAACATCAGACTTAACTAAATCTTCAAACAGTTTGCCACAAGGACATCTAAAATCAAACAGCCTCATCTACAGACTCTTCTGATTCTGCTTGTTGATAGCCGTTATCAATCTGTGTTTCAAGATTTAATATGGTTGCTAGGATAGCTAACTGTCCCTTACGGAAGTTCAAGTTATCATTATCCGTAGTCATTTCTACTGAGTTGATCTGTATAACATTACTCTGTAAGTCAGAGATTAGCTGTTTCCAGCCTTCTGATCTAAACATAGCAAAGTAATTGTTAAAGTATGTTTCTAACTCTTGAGTCATAGTATTTTACCTTTGTTAAAGAATACTTGTGTACACTTATGTACCTATACATTATAGCATACTTTGACTCATTTGTCAAGTGTTATTTTGTTAAATATGAAATTAAAAGTGCTAGGCACATAGGGACTAAAAACACCAGTACACCTATGACAGCACCTATCTCTCTAACGTCCTTCCAAAACTTCTTCTTAGCTGCTATTGCTCTAGCTAACTCTAGTTGTTTAGCCTTCCTAGCTTCAGCCATTGCAAGCATAGCTTCTTGATAAAGTTGTCCGTTACCGCTGACTGTAAAGAGATCCTTAATCTCCTTCATAGTCTCTTGTATTTGTTTCTTAGCTAGTGCAGCTTTGACAGCATCTCCTTCAGATAGTCCGCCTTCATTCTGCGCTCTAGCTAACTCTACCTCTGCACCTCCAAGAGTAGATAGGAAAGCAGAGATACTTGAGATGTCGTTGGTAGTCTCAGCTACACGCTTAATAGCAGACGTAGCAGCATTGACACCAGCAACAATTGCACTTATCTCTGCAATCACCGTCAGCGGCCCCTACGTCCACCTGTTGCACGAGGCTTCATGTTTTGACGTTTCTTAGCTTTAACTGCTGCTGCTCTACCTTTAGGGGTGTAACTGTACTTCTTTCCGCCTACCATTGGCATATTACTTTCTCCTTGATTTTGCGCCAGAACACTTCCAACGCTTACGTGATAAGTTGTTAGGTGTGTTAGGATCATTTTGCTTCTTTTTAGGAAGACGTTTCTTGATACCTAGCGACCTAGCACAGTAGCTGTCACCCTTACTGGTTCCCGGCTTTACTCTAGGGCCACCGCCTTTAGCTTGACCTGCCTGACCGTAAGAGACTTTTTTGCCACTGGAAGTCACTTTTACTCTTGCTTTACCTCTACGTGGACTAGGCATTACGCCGCCTTCTTGTTCGGTAGTTTCTTAACATTCTTTGCCTCTAACTCTTTAATTTTAGCTTCTAGTTCATCAAACTTTTTATTGACTTGATCTACTATCTGAGTTAGTTCTGTACGTGTTACGACCATCAATTTATCCTTGTTGCAGTCTAAGGGGTTGCTGGGGTTGCTGGGGTTGCATGGGTTGCTGTTGTTGAGCAGCAGGAGCAGAAGGAGAGTTTCTTAGGTCAATCTCTTTCTCTTTCAAGAATGTCTGAGCAATCTTCATACGACGCTCAAACTCCTTGTCCTCTTGGTCGCCTGCCTTCAGGTTAGCTGTGACTGCCTTAATCTGGTCAATCTGTAGCTCCTGTGGTGCAAGCTGTGTCTCTACAGCAATCTTCTGCGCTCTAGCATTAGACTCCTGTGCCTGACCATTAAGTGCTGCTGTCTGTGACTGCTGGAAGGCCATCTGTGCCTGTGCAGCCGCTTGTTGCATCTGTTGCTGTTCTTCAGTAGGTTGTGATGCCTGTTCTGCCTGAGCCAACTTAGCCATCAGTTCTTCACGGTTAGACAGGTTCATGTTGTCAATAATTGACTGAATCAACGTGTTGTACAGTGGAGACTCTGCTGGCATGGTCTGCAATAGTTGCACAAGCTGTGTTACTTCGTACTCACGAGCAATAATGCCTAGAGTAGACGTAGTGTTAAACTTATAGTCCTTGACAGGATAGTTCTCTGGATCAAACTGCATGTAACGACAAGCAGCCATTTTGACAAAAGGAATCAAGAAGGACTGTTGGAAGTTAATCAAGGTACGCTTGTGACGCTTGATGATTGCACCAAGGGACATACTGATACCAGCAGCCGTAGCGTCACCGTTGATACTGCCGGGGATACCAGCGGAGTCAATGGCACCTGTAGACATCTGAACCATCTTCTGTAGTTCTGCTGCCTGTGCAAATGTAATCTGACTCACTTGACCAAAGTTGAATGGGTTGATGACAGACTTAGGGTCGCCATTGGTTAACAAGATCTTACCGGGGCGTACTTCTGGACGAGAGCCTCTAGGAAGGCGTGTAGCGTCCATAGCCATCATTGGATGTACAGTCAGTGCTAAGGCATCAATACGGGCACGAAGCTCCGTGTCAAGCGCCTTCTGGCTGTTGTAACCCTTCTCACACACACCACGTCCCCAGAACCTACCGGGAACTACATCCCAAGGGAAAGCTACTACAGGACGATCCTGCATCATGTATGGGTTAGCTTCTGCTTTTAGTAGGATGCCTCCATTAGCCACAACCACAATAGCTTCGACGTAATAGCTGGCATCTTCATTGTTCTCTGGTTCCTCTAGTTCAACATCAGCAATGTCTTCGTCATCGTCAAGCAGTGCTTCTTTTTCACCAATCTCTAGCAAGTAACGAGGCACAAGACCGTAGTATTTGGTTAAGCGTACCTTGTCTTCATCGTAGCTAGTTAGGTCTTGATCTGGCTCTAGGTCGTAGTCACTAGCCGCCTGACCTACGTACACGCTCCTGTAGACACCTTCTTCCTGTAGTTGTTGTACCTTGTGTCGTGGCACAAACTCATCCACAGCAACGCCTATAGCGTCCTGTATGGATGTAGCTACTGGGTCAATTAGGAAGTTCTGTGGCAGTACAGGGCGTAGCTTAACTACTGTACGGTCTGTGACGTTAACACCTACTGCCTGTAGCTGTCCGTCCATAATAGGCTGTGTAGCAGGAGCCATCTCTTTGACTTCCTCTAGCACTACTTCAGCTACACCAGTACCAAACACAGCACTGTTGATGAGACATTCACCTACTTGCTTGCGTATTTGAGTCTTCTCAAAGTCCTCATGCAGCTTAGTGCGTAGATACACAACATCTTGTGCTTCTGCGTCCCCTAGATCGTCAGTGATGTCAAAATACTTACCACGACCAAAGGTTGCTTCCTCAATTTCTGCTACACTGGACTCTACAGCCTGCTGTAATGCGGGTGAAATGATACGTGAACGCTCACTTTTGCGCTCCATGTCCTCTGCTGCCCAGATTCCACGCCATAAACGGTAGAATTCTTCAAATCTTTCTGCATAATTGGACTCATAGTGATCTCGCCACGAGTCACACTTAGCCATTACCCAGTTTTCTAGGTGTTCGTCGCTAGACAGAACGTCATTATCACCGTAATCCATTACCGACCCCTTCGTAATTTTCTATTTCGGGCTGTTTTGGCTGCTTTCTTGAACGATTTAGCGGTAGGAGCGCCTTTACTACCGGGCTTACGCATCGTTTCACCGCTACCGGCCTTGATTCGCTTACGTTTGGCATGAATGTTACTGTATAATCCTTTTCTGGGCATGTTAATATCCTGTTACTGCGTCTAAGACCTCAAGATCATCAATCTCAAAGTCGTAATTGTACGCTACTTTAGCTAGTTGGTCTGTGTACGCAAAGGCATCCACAAGGTCATCATGTGTTAACGGGTCAGGGAACTGGAATAACTGATCCATGAATCTACTATTCCACTCACCTTGCCCTAGAGTAATCTGACCATTCTCAAATCTACCCTGAAGCGCCCACATGATTCTGTCTGTCTTCTTACGGTTGCCGTGTGTTAATTCTTCTACAACAAAGAATCTACCACGTTGCTTCATCAAGTCCATTAGAGGTGACATCACAGCTTGCTTGGAGATACCACGCTCAATACCTACACTGATGGGTCTGTAGTCTCTAACAACCTCAAAGATCTTTCTAGCTGTCTCCGCTAAGTCCCACCTACCGTATATAATGTTCTCTAGGTGCCAGCCATTCTCATTTACTTTCACAACAGCAATAGCTGATTCATCCAGCTTAGAGTTTTTAGTTCTCTTCTTACTTACGTCCTCAAAGCCAGCTAAGTCAATGCTAACGTAGTAGTCACCTATCTCCGGTGCTTCACCAAACTTAACCCACTCCTCCTTAAACATCTCTGAGCCTCTAGCTTCAAAGGATGCCATGAACTCTTGACGGAATGCGTAGGATGACATAGACTTCTTAGCTAGATCAATCTCATCTGGGTCTAACAACTCATTGTCATAACTTGTAAAGTGCCATGCAGTATAAGACTCATCGTCCTCTAGCTCTGCGTACTTGTACAGATCGTAGAAGTGATTACGCCCCATAGGTGTACCAATGAACAGTGCAGCACCCTTCTGGTCAGCCAAGGCAGGTCTAAGGATCTGCTCAAAGACTTCAGGCTTCATGTCAGCGTACTCGTCCATCACTAGGAACTTTAGTGACACACCACGCATAGTCTCTGGTCTGTCAGCACCCTTCAGTGATATAGTAGCGCCATTGACTAACTTAATCTGTAGGTTGTTTATGTGTGCATTAGTTACAACAGGGTGCGCCAGCTCCAATAGTGTTTGCCACATGATGTCTCTGGCCTGTCCTTGTGTTGGAGCAACATAGAACACATGACCTTTGTCTGCCTGTAGAGCATTAACAATCAACATCCAAGCTGCTAGTCTGGACTTACCTGTACGTCTACCGGCAGCTACAATCTTAAATCTAGTATCATCAGACCAGACTTGCTTTTGCCAATCAAGCAGTTGTATGTTAAGATCAGTCATAGAAATACTTAACTACTAGCTCATCTAAGTCTTTTTCTTCTTCACACTCATACTCAGCATCTAAATCAGGATCTCCATCCCAGTTTAGATCCTCTTGTTGTGCTAAAGTCTTTAGGTATTCTCTGTTAGTGTTCACTAACTATACGTCCACATTACAGGTGTATCAGTAGCTCTAATGTCTACATGCACAAAGCCTCCAGCAACACCAATACCAGTAAAGCCTAACTTAATAGCATTCTTTACTATAGTGTACCTTTGTAGACCAGAGGACACAGCTATGTCCGCTGCTATGCCTTGTGCATGTGTACCGGGATGTTTCTTTCGTAACTCTAAAGGGTGATCAGGTGATCTATAGCCACTTGTGATAACAAAAGGAAAACCACAGTGTTCTCTAAGCTCATCTAGGGCATGGATCAGTTCATCTTCAATCTCATTCTCGCCTGTGGCTTGACACACAAACTCTTCCCTGTCGAAGTATCTAAACATCCGTATATTCGCCCTCTATTGGTTCTTTAGTAACATCAGTTTCTACAGACCCCGCACCTATACCAGAGATGGTTATAGATACCGCAGATCTACCACCAGCACTATCTTTCTCAAAGTAGCTTAGAGGTAACATGCGATCCATCACTAGTTTCCATGCAGCCGCTTGATTCTTATGTTCGTCATCTAGAGCAGCATCGAAGATAGCATCCAACACCTTACGTGACTTAGGTGAAGCCAACATACGTGCTTTGTACTCATTGATAATACTTGCGTCACCTTTAGGTCTACCCCTGACACCTCTAGATCCTTTAGATTTAGAGACTACATCTGTTTTCCTAGGTCTCCCTCGTTTACGCTTAGGTGGCTCATTATCAATATCCATATGTGTATTTTACCTTCTAGCTTCTCTAAAGAATACAGTAACATTATAGCATATTTTTCTGTGTTTGTCAAGTCCTTTTATGTGTTAATTTACAGTGCTGAAGTTTTCTTTAGTATTCAAGAGGTTAGGCATGTTAGTAAACACTTGCTTTTCCTAGTTTTTTCTAGTTTTGCTTTTGATGTACAGGAGTGCCTACCGTTACAATTGCCGACTGCGGTGCGGTACCCCCGTCCCCTCTAGCACACCCCAGCCCTCATGTCAACAAAAGATTGCACAAGAGTTGGCATGATTCCTGCATGAGTCTTAGATAGCACACAATAGTCCTCGTGTCAACACTTGACAACAAGAGAAAAACCTGAGTGACTCTAGGGCGCAACCATAGATGACACGAGATGTCAAGAGAAAAAAAGAGTTGACAAGAGTGGACAAGTGTGGGCCAGAGTAGG